TAGCTACATATAAAACAGGTGTTGCAGATGTTATCCAGTACGGTAAAGACGGGCGAGCAATTAGATCATATCAATTTGTTGGTATGTGGTGCTCAGATTTATCAGCAATGGATTTAAGCTGGGATTCAGAAGCAATTCAAGAATTTACTGCTACCTTCCAATACGATTACTGGATTCCTGGCTCAACAGGCGATACAACAGCGTCAGCAGTAGTTTAAATAGAAGAGGTAATATATTATGGCTAACCAGCTATATCCTAAAGCTAAAGAGGATTTTCTTGCAGGTAATTTGAACTTATCAAGCAATGTAATTACTATTGCGTTAATTGATACTGATATTTACACTTTTAGTAGCGCACATGAAGACAGAGAGGATGTCCCTAATCTAGCAGTTGTTGCAGAAGCTAATCTAGTTTCTAAAACTATAACAAGCGGTGTATTTGATGCATCAGATCCTACATTTCAGTCTGTATCAGGTGCTAATTGTGAAGCATTAATTATTTACCATACCGATACTGAAAATGGTAATACCGCATCTAGATTAATTGCATATATTGATAGTGCAACCGGTCTTCCAATCCTACCTAACGGTGGTGATATTACTGTACGATTCTCAAGTGGTGCAAGTAAAATATTCGCCCTTTAATTGAGTAACACCTTAGAAACCTAGGAGAGGGGGTACTATAAATATAGTATACCCCCTTTTCTATATCGAGGATAAAAATGGAACTATTTGGGTTTGAGATTAAAAGAGCTGATCAAAAAGAAAGAGAACAGCTCCAAGCTATAGTGCCGCAAACACATGAAGATGGTGCAACAGAAGTTTCTACCAATTCAGCAGGTGTGTTCGGCGGTACATATGGTACATATGTTGATATTGAAGGTAGAGCAAAAGATGAAGCTGACCTTGTAACAAAATATCGTGAAATGGCATTACAACCAGAATGTGATTTTGCTATTGAAGATGTTATTAATGATGCTATTATTATGGATGAAAATGTTTATCCAGTTGAATTAGTATTAGACGAAATTGATCTTCCTAACAGAGTTAAAAAATTAATTAGAGAAGAGTTTGAAAGAATTCTCTACACGCTAGATTTTGGTAATAAAGGATATGAAATCTTTAGACGTTGGTATGTAGATGGTCGTCTATATTATCAAATCGTTATTGATGAAAAAAATATACGTGATGGTATTAAAGAATTGCGTTATATTGATCCCCGTAAAATTAAAAAAATTCGTAAGCAAAATAAAAAGAAAGATCCTAAATCTGGTGCCACTCTTTATACAGGTGCAGAAGAATTTTACTTCTATAATCCTAAAGGAATGGCAAGTCAAGATAAAGGTATTAAGATAGCTAAAGATAGTATTTGCCATGTAACATCAGGTCTTGTAGATCCGATGAACAAGCTTTCATTAGGATATCTTCATAAAGCTATTAAACCATTAAATCAGTTGCGTATGTTAGAAGATGCAGCTGTTATCTACCGTCTATCTAGAGCTCCCGAGCGTCGTATTTTCTATATTGACGTTGGTAACCTCCCTAAAGCTAAAGCTGAACAATATCTACGTGATATGATGGTTAAGCATAAAAACAAGCTTGTATATGATGCTAATACTGGTGAAATTAGAGATGATAGACGTCATATGACAATGCTAGAAGATTTCTGGCTACCACGTCGTGAAGGTGGTAGAGGTACAGAAATCACTACATTACCAGGCGGTCAAAATCTAGGTGAGCTTGATGATGTTCTATACTTCCAGAAAAAATTATATAAATCACTAAATGTTCCTGTTAGTAGACTAGAAGCAGAAGTTAATTTCAACATTGGTCGTTCAACAGAAATTTCTAGAGATGAATTAAAATTCCAAAAATTTATTAATCGTATTAGAAATAAATTTGCTGTATTGTTTGATAATTTACTTGAAACACAATTAGTGCTTCGTGGAATTATGACAAAAGCAGAATGGGAACAAGTTCGTAATAATATAACTTATAATTTTGTAAATGATAACCACTTTGAAGAGCTCAAAGAGGGTGAAATCATGGCAGAACGTTTAAGAATATTAGGTGAAATAGATCCACTTGTGGGTAAATATTTCTCTATGACATGGGTTAGAAAAAATGTTCTTCGTTTAACTGAAGAAGATATTGATCAAATGCAAAGAGAAATTGATATTGAGGCAGAAGAAAATCCAGAAGAAGATTTGTTATCTCAAGAGCCTCAAGAAGAGGAAGTTTATCCAGAATTTAAACCTCAAAAAGATCTTACAGAAGAAGAAAAACGTCTTGTTGAGAGTATGACTAAATTCTATGATTCTTTCTCAACGCAGGAAGAACTAGATAATGGATCAAGTTGAACACGCCAAACTTCTAGCAGCTCTTCTCGGTGTTCTCAAAAAAGAGAACAGTAAGATTCGCGATGACTTACTTAAAGAGCTTCACGAAGAATTAGACAATATGACTGGAACAAAATATGTTCAGGTTGACGAACAATCTGAACCTGTTCCAGTGCAAGTTGTCAAAGGCGATAAAGGTGATCAAGGTTTACAAGGTCTTCCGGGTAAAGATGGTGTTGATGGCCGCGATGGACGTGACGGGGAACGAGGTGCACGAGGACCAAAGGGACTAAGAGGCTTGCCTGGCCCGGAAGGTAAGCAAGGTATACCCGGTAAGGACGGTCGTGATGGTGTTGACGGTGAAACACCAGATATTAAACCTTTAGAAGAAAAATTTCAGAATCTATACGATACATTTACTGGTCAGGTTTCTTCACAAATCACTAGAATGGCTTATGCTAAAAGTGGTTTAGGTGGCGGGGCTCCCGGTTCAGGTGAAGTAAGACTTTTAAATCTAGATGATGTTGATGTTGACACCTTAGACCAGGGTGAAGGTGTAGACGGTGATGGTAAGTATCTGAGATATAACGCTAACACACAGATGTTAGAGTTTGTTGCAGCCTTTAATTCTACACATTTTAGATATTTAACTGGTACTATTTTTCCCGATCAAATCGCTAATGGCACCATTAGTATCAGTCAATTTAACAACGACTCAAACTATGCAAACGTCGCTTATGTAGATACTGCAATTGCTAATTTAGTTGATTCAGCACCAGAAGCATTAGATACATTATGGGAACTGTCTGACGCTTTAAATAATAATCCAAACTTTGGTGCTGAGGTTATTCATAATCTCACATTAAAAGCTAATACATCTCAAATATCTACAGTTGGTTTTACAGGTGAGTATAGTGACTTACTAAATGCTCCATCATTTACTAGCTTATCTTCTCATCTTATTCCTAGCGCTAACGTAACTTACGATTTAGGATCAGAAGAAAAAAGATGGCGTACTTTATATCTATCAGGTAACACTATTATACTTGGTGATGCTACTATTACTTCTGATGGATCATCTGTTGGGTTGCCAGCTGACTCAACATTAAACGGTGAAAACCTTCAACATTTAATAGATGAAAGATTAGAAGTAGCTAATGCAACAGCTTTGTTTGCAACTAAACAACAAGTTTTAGATGCGAATAATACACTAGTAGATATTATAAATGATCGCTTACAAGTATCTAATGCTAATATAACATTTGTTACTAAGCAGACAGCTTTACAATCAAACAATGCACTTAATGTATTAATTGATGACCGTTTACAAGTAGCTAATGCTGCAGCAACGTATGCGACTATTTCAGATGTTCAAACATCAAATAATACATTAAATACATTAATAAATGATCGTTTGCAAGTTGCAAATGCTGCTTCGATATATGCAACTAAATCTGAAGTAGCAGCTAATAATGCAACTATTAATAATAAAATAGATGATAGAATTCAAGTAGCTAATGCTACATCAACATTCGCAACTAAAGATCAAGTATTAATTGCTAATAACGAGCTTATAGAGTTAATTAACGATAGAATGCAAGTTGCTAATGTACAATCATTAGTAACTACATCGATTAATAATGTATTAGATGGAGCTCCTACTGCGCTAGATACTCTTAATGAGCTTGCAGCTGCACTAGGCGATGATGCTGATTTTGCTACATCTATTGCTAATAATATATCTCAAAAAGCAAATACAACTCTACTAACACAATATCTACAAGTATCTAACTCTACTAGCTTCCTAGTACAATCAGATGTTGACCAGTATTTACAGGTTGCTAATTCCTTTAGCGGTAGCTATAACGATCTTACCAACAAACCTAATCTAGATCAATATTTACAAGTAGCAAACGTTACCGCACATATTGCTAATACATCAACTACATCAGCAGTACTTAATAATAGTGTTATTACTTTTACAAGAGCTGATAACTCACAATATCAATTAGATGTTTCTTCGATACAAGGAGAAGTATCTAATTCCTACTTGACAAGCACATATGTTGCTAATACTACATTTCAATCTTATGTTGCTAATACTAATGTAAGATTTACTAATTATATGCAAGTTGCTAATGTACAATCATTAGTAACTACTTCTATCAATAATGTATTAGATGGCGCGCCTGCAGCATTAGATACATTAAACGAATTAGCAGCTGCGCTAGGTGATGATGCAAATTTTGCAGCGTCAGTAGCAAACAGTATATCTCAAAAAGCAAATACTACTTTACTAACACAATACTTACAAGTAGCAAACTCATTTAGTGGTAATTATAACGATCTTACTAACAAACCTAATTTAAATCAGTATTTAGAAGCAGCTAATAATAAAACTTTAATCGCTGGTGATAATGTAACATTAACAGAAAACGCTACTAGTATTTTAATTTCTTCTACAGGTGGTGGAGGTGGTGTATCTGCTAATGTTAATTTAGACTCTTATTTAGAAGTTGCTAATTCTTTAAACTTTGTAGATACAGTACAAAGTGAAGGTACAGGTACATCACTGGTTTTTAGTAAGATAAATAACTTAGTAAAACTAAAAACAATAAAAGCAGGTCCAAATATAACTCTATCAGAAACTAATGGTGAATTAACAATAGCAGCTACAGGAGAACTTTCTGTATCAGATTCGTTAGATTTTGGTTTTGTTAATAATGATTTCGGTTTAATTACTGAATCAGATGAAACAGACTCGCAATTCGATTTTGGAACGATTTAACACATGGCTATACAAGTTAAATTCAGAAGAGGTACAGCGAATCAGCATACTACATTTACTGGTGCTATCGGTGAGGTTACTGTTGATACGACTAATGATACTTTACGAGTACACGACGGTGCTTTAACAGGCGGTCACCGATTAGCTAGATTCGCTGATATTGCTGCGGAAACTGCTAATCTTCTATCTGTTGATACAAATATAGTACCAAGTGCTAATGTTGCTTATGATTTAGGTACACCAGATTTAGCTTGGAGAGATTTATATCTTTCTGGTAATACTATTACACTAGGTGACCAAACTATTAGTACATCTGGCAATACAGTTACTTTTACTAGTACTGCTGGCGGCCCTGTTAGACTAGTTACAGATAGTATTAAAGTTGGTAATTTAGAATCTAGTATAATTCTTAAAGCTAAAGCAAATGGTCAGTTAACAACAACAAGTGCTGATGGATTAGAACAGCCTACTTCCTTTGCTAATGTTAATATTACTAATTTAGTTTTAAGTAATGTGTTAGGTACTCAGTATGGTGGTACAGGGTTATCTTCTTTTACTAATAATGGTGTAATGATAGGAGCTAATAGTTCTACTCTTGGATTTGTTACAGGTACATCCGGTCAAGTTTTACAAGTAGGTAGTGATGGCGTTCCTACATTTAATAAACTTGACGGTGGATCTTTTTAATGAATGAGCAAGAACAAGTATTAGAACTTTATATTAAAGAACAGCAAAATAAAATTAATGAGCTGTCGCAACAGATAATGATGTTAACAACGAGAAACAAATTTCTCGAGGAGAAAATGAAAGAAGATGCTGATAGACTTGAGTATTTAGAAAACATAAATAGGAAGAAGATGAATAAACAATCTGGTTTTATACACAAGAAAAAAATTGTTAAATAAGGAAAAGTATTATGGCCTCTATTATTAAACTAAAAAGAAGTTTAACACCGGGTAGTATACCAGGCTCGTTGGAGGCTGGTGAACTCGCGATTAACATTCCTGATAAGAAACTATTCTCATCTAATGGTAGTAGTGTATTTAATGTATCAGGTGATCAGTATAATCTTACTACAACCACCGGCTCTGACCCAACCATTACACTAACAGTCGATAATGAGACATTATCCAATGATGCAATCTCGTTTGCTGGCGGCACTGGTATTAACGTTACTGAATCAGGTGGTACAATCACTATTGAATCAGACGGTACAGTAGCTCAAGCGGATACATTATCAACAGCTAGAGATTTCGCAATTACAGGCGATATTACAGCGTCTGCTGTGTCCTTTAATGGTTCAGGTAACGTAACATTAAACGCAACTATTGACGCTGGTGTAGTTGATACAGCTGAATTAGCAGATGGCGCTGTAACAACAGCTAAGATCGAAGATGCACAAATTACAGCTGCAAAAATTGCTGCAGGTGGTCTTACTGCAAACACTATTGGTGATAATGCAGTTGCTCTTGGAACAAAAACAACAGGTAACTACGTAGCTACAGCTGCAGGTGGTACTGATATTACTGTTTCTGGTTCTGGTTCAGAAACAGCAGCAATTACAGTCTCTCTTAATGATACTATTGCAGCCAACACTTCTGGTAATGCTGCTACAGCTACTGCTCTAGAGACAGCTCGTACTATTGCAATTTCTGGTGACCAAGCAGGCTCTGCATCGTTCGACGGTACAGGTGATATTGACATTGCTGTTACTACACAAGCTAATTCAGTAGATCTTGGTACCCACACAACAGGTAATTATGTTGCTACTATTACTGGAACAGCCAACGAAATCGAAGTATCAGGGTCAGGATCAGAAACTGCAGCTGTTACAATTGGTTTACCAAATGATGTAACAATTGGTAATGATCTTACTGTTACTGGTGCTGCTACTGTTGGTGGCGATCTTACTGTAGACGGTAACTTAGAAGTCAATGGTACACTTACATATATTGATTCTACTACAGTTACTATTGGCGACAACATGCTTAAACTCGCCAATACTAATACATCAGACACAGCTGATTTAGGTTTCTACTCAGTATTTAACGATGGATCAACAAAGTATACAGGTCTTGTAAGAGACGCATCAGACGGTACATATACACTATTTACTGATCTTGCAACAGAGCCAGATCAACAAATTAACTTCGGAAGTGCAACAGTCGCGACACTAAACGCTGTCATTGATGGTGGTTCTTTCTAATTAAATAATGATAGGGGTGGTTACATAACCGCCCCTTTAACAAACTAAACTCTATATAGAGGTTGATATGGCGTCGACGATTAAAATTAAGCGTTCGGCTGTTGAGGGTAAAACACCTACCACAGGACAGCTAGAACTAGGTGAGATAGCACTTAACACATATGATGGTAAGTTATATTTCAAAAAGAGTCAAGGTGCAGTTGACTCCATTGTTGCATTACAAGAATCTACATCTAATACTCTATCTTTAGATTCATCAGGATTAACTAATTCATCAGCTAATACAATAGCTGCTGTAATCGATGATTTAGATACAGCAATTAATAATTTATTAAGTAATGTATTAACAAAAGATAACTCAACATATTATGCTCCTACTGCAGCATATCATCCAGCTACTAAAGCATATGTAGACGCTCAAGTAGCTCAGGGTGCACAAGTAGATGATACAGTTTATTCTGCTGTCACTACAAGTACAAATACAAGAATTCTCTCTACAGCACCAATCACTAAAACTATACGGTATTACGTGCAAGCCGTTCACGAAGATGGTTATGTGTATGCTGCGGAAATTAATATATTATATGATAATTCAGACATTTATGTGTCTGAACATTCAATAGTTAATACATATGGGTCTGATTTAATTAACTTCTCTGCTATCTTGTTAGGTAATGAAATAACTCTAACAGCGACACCTAGAGTATCAGATCAATTAACAATTAGATTTATTCGTAATATTTTAGAAGATTTTCCAGAAATTGGTCTTACAGAAGATACAGCAGAAACAGCTATATCATCAATACCTTTTAGCGGTACTAATTTTGTACATTATGAAGTAGTTGCTCAGAATACATCTAATGATGATCTAGAAAAAGCAAATATTATTTTATTATCAGATGGAACTGATCTGTACGAGACAGGTAAAAATATAATTAGATCAGTTAGTAGTCCAGTAGCTAGTTATAGTTTTGCAATTAATTCTGGTTATATTAATTTATTAGCTACATCACCGGATAATAATCAACGTGTTTACAGAGTAGCAAGAATTCATAAAGATACAGTATGGGAAGAGACTACAACTACGAGTACAACACAAGCCACTATAGAATCAGAAAGTTCTTCTAGTTATAGAACAATATTCTTTACTATAAGAATATCAGATTTAACTGATAGTAAATATCAACAACTAGAAGTATTAGTTACACATGATGGTACTAATGTATATACAGTTCAAACGTCTAATATTTACACAGATTCTGATCTAGCTACTTTTACAGCTGATATAAATAGCGGTAATATAAGATTATTAGCTACACCAGCAAGTACTAATCAAACATTATTCCAAGTAACTAGAAAAATTCTAGATTTATAACTTTAACGCCAGGGGGAAAGTGAACTTATGGCAACGTATTCAAGAGACTTTATAGTCAAAAATGGTCTGCAAGTAGGTGGAGATATTCTTCCTAATGCTAATGCAACATATAACTTAGGTTCACCTACAAGCGCTTTTGGCAGTTTATACTTAAGCGGTAATACAATCTATCTTGGTGATCTTGTAGTCAGTGCTGACTCTTCTGGTGTATTAAAAATTTATGAGTCAGATGGAGTAACAGAAGCAGCTGTTTCACTTACAAACGCTGGGGCAGCTACAGGTACATTTGGTTCAGCATCCAAAATACCTGTTATTACTGTCGGTGCAGATGGACGTATTACAAGTATTTCTAATACTAGTGTAGCTGGTGTTTCTAATTTTGATTACACAACAGCTAATAATACTTTCACTATTACAACAGCAGACGGTGGTTCTTTCACTGCTACAATTACAGATCTTCAAGAAGTTTCTGATGCATTATCTAATTTAGCAAATACTAATAATTATATTGCTACTGAGTCTGCTCGTATAGATTTAATTAATACAAATTTAACATCTACTAATACAGCTATTAGATCATTAATTACTAGCAATGATAATGATATTAGTACATTAAATACAAATTTAACAAGTACTAATACTGCTATTAGAAGTTTAATATCCGCTACTAATGCAAACGTAGATCAAAAATTAGGTGCTACAGCGTCAATCACTTTATCTGGAGATGTTTCTGGCTCTGGATCTTTTAGTTCTAATTCAGTCTCTATTACTACAACTATCGCTGATGATTCTCACAACCATTCAAGCTCTTCAGGTAACTTTACTGTTGGTAGCGATCTTACAGTATCTGGTGGTGATATTACTTTAAGTGGTACTGGTCGTATTCAAGGTGTTGATACTGTTACTGCTGGTACAGATGCTACTAATAAAACATATGTAGATAATGCAGTTGCAGGTGTTGTAGATTCAGCTCCTGAAGCATTAAATACACTTAATGAACTAGCAGCTGCTCTCGGAGATGATGCAAACTTTGCAGCGACTACAGCTACTACGCTTGGTACAAAAGCAGCTAATTCGTATGTTAATGCAACATTCTCTACTCTAACTCAATTAGGCAACACTAACTCATATATTGCTACAAAAGCAGATGCAACTACTCAAGTTATTGCCGGATCAGGTTTAACAGGTGGTGGTACACTTGCCGCTAATAGAACACTTAACATTGGCGCTGGTACAGGTATTACAGTAGCCGCTGACTCTATTAGTACAAACGATGGTGCTATCGTTCATGACAATTTGTCAGGTTTTGTAGCAAACGAGCATATTGATCACTCTACAGTATCTGTTACTGCCGGTTCCGGATTAACAGGTGGTGGTACTATCGCAGCGACCCGTACTATAAACATTGGTCAAGGAACAGGCATCTCTGTAGCAGCTGATGCTATCTCTACAAACGATAGTCAAATCGTTCATGATAATCTATCTGGTTTTGTTGCAGATGAACACATTGCACACTCAGGTGTTACTTTGACAGCTGGTAATGGTTTGACTGGCGGTGGTACAATAGCAGCTTCTAGAACATTTGCTGTAGGTGCTGGTACTCTTATTGATGTAACCGCAGATGCTGTCAACGTCGATTTATCGGAACTTTCAACATCTACAACGAACGGTGATGGTGATTATTTCGTTGTTGTTGATACAGCAAACGCTCAGCGAAAATTAACAAAAGCTAATATTAATATTTCTGGTTTTAATAATGATGCAGGTTATTTAACCGCAGCAACAGAATCGTATAGCAATGCAACAGATCTATTAAATGCTATTAAAACAGTTGATGGTGCAGGATCAGGCTTAGATGCAGATACATTAGATGGTATTAGCTCTGGCAGTTTTTTACGCAGTGATACATCTGATGTACAAACATCAGGATCAATTAGATTCAATGATAATATTGAACTATATATTGGCACAGGCAATGATGTAGAGCATTTCTGGAACGGTTCTAATTATTATACAGATATTAATGGTGGTGCTAATTGGTATCTTCGCGACGGTAATTCTTCAAATGCTACAAGATTTACTTTTGATATTGATACAGGTCAATTTACATGTACAGATGTAAATGTTACTTCTGATATAAATTTAAAAGATAATATTAATACTATAGAAAATGCTCTAGATAAAGTAGATAGTTTACGTGGTGTAAGTTTTGATTGGAAAGAATCTGGTAAAAAATCTATTGGTGTTATCGCTCAAGAAGTAGAAGAAGTTGTTCCTGAAGTTGTTGCTACGGATGAAGAAGGGACAAAATCAGTTAACTATCAGGCTATGGTAGGTTTGCTTATTGAAGCAATAAAAGAGCAGCAAAAGCAAATTAATGAATTAAAGCAAATTATAAATAATGTATAAATATATGAATAGGAGAATATATAATGCCTTATGAAGTAGCAGATGCTGTAAAAGCAGCGTTCGATGATAATACTTCTGCTTTTCAAGATACTATTAATGGTATTCTTGCTGATAAACTGCGTGAACGTATCGGTGTAGAGAAAGTAGTAGTGGCTCAAAATATGTTTAATGAGCCTAATTTTACCGGTGATTCTCCAGAAGAAGAATTTGAAACAGAAATTGACGGAGAATCAGATGAAGACGTTTAAAGAACTTATGGAGGCTCCAGGCTCACCTGCGCAAGATAATAAGCGTGAAAAAGATGATGAAAAAGAAGTAAAAGGTTACAAACCTCGTTCTAAAGGTGAAGAAGATTTTGCTACAGTACATACAGCGACAACGTCTGGACACCCTGTTGCAACTGTAGCGCAGTTTAAAGGCACAGTTGATGGTGGTGATCCAGAAAAAGCTCACCGCGGCGGAAAAACACATTCAAGCGGTGAAACACAACCAGTAATGCAAGGCACATCAAAGATGAGAGAGAGCTTTTCAGCTTGGGTAAAGGTTGACGATTATGGCGACGATTAAAGTATTAGGTAATTCTGGAAGTTTAGGTGTTGCTAATAACATGGGCAACGCTACATTTGTACGTTTAGTTAATACTGCTACAGCCGAAGTAACAGTTACTATAGCTAATACTGTAGGTCCAGAAAACGGCGGTGGTACATCAGGCACTTTTGTTTTAGAAGCTGGTCAATCTGAAATCGTTCTTAAAGAGCCAACAGATACAATTGTTGCTACTGCTGATGTTAAAGCAACTAAAGTAGCGAGATACTAATATGAAACTCATATGCGAAATTAACGAAGAATTAGAGTATATAGCCGAAGAAGCCGGTGAAGGTAAAACTCACAAGATTAAAGGTATCTTCATGCAGGGTAATATTACGAACCGTAATGGTCGTAGATACCCCATGGATGTACTTGTTAATGAAGTAAACCGCTATCAAAAAGAATATATTGATAAAAAGCGCGCATTTGGTGAATTAGGCCATCCAGCCGGCCCAACAATTAACCTAGACCGTGTTTCGCATATGATTACTTCTCTTACCCCAGACGGAGATAATATCATTGGTGAAGCTAAAATCCTAGATACACCTATGGGTAACATTGTAAAGAATCTAATGAACGAAGGAGCTACTATTGGAGTTTCTTCTCGCGGAATGGGTTCTTTAAAAGAAAAAAACGGTGTAGCAGAAGTACAAAAAGATTTCTATCTTGCAACAGCAGCTGATATTGTTGCAGATCCTTCCGCACCTAATGCATTTGTTGAAGGTATTATGGAAGGTAAAGAATGGGTTTGGGAAAATGGTATTCTTCGTGAGAAGACTATTAGTGACTACAAACAAACAATCGAAAAGACCTCATCTAAAGACTTAGCTGAAATGCAAATTCGAGTCTTTGAGGACTTCATCTCAAAACTTTAATATTATAAATAATAGAGAATATATCCATCAAAGGAGAAAAACGATGTCTGATCAAGATCTAGAAATGAGAGAAGAAGACCTCATCGTTGCTGATTCAGAGCAATTAGATGAGTTCAAAGCTTCTATGGGTGATCCGTCTGAGGTACCTGAGCCGGTTGCTAAGACAGCCAAAGCTCCAGGTAAGTCAAAAAAACAAGTAGACGATCCTCAAGACTCACCGACTGCTGTAAAACCATCTAAACCAGCAGAAGCAACAGCTGGTAAAGGTAAAACAGCTAAACTACCTATGGGCGAATCAAAAATGTCTATGATTCAAGCTATGGTAGACCGTATGAACGGTATGAAAAAAGCTGACCTAGCCGGTGTATTTGAAGATATGCTTGCAGCAGCTGAAGCAAAACAAATTTCAGAAGAAGAAGTTTCTGAAGAAACAGTTGAAGTAGTAAAAGCAGGTCATAAGATCTCTGCTGAAGATATTGATATTCAAGAACATATCGCAGCAGTATTTTCAAATGACGAATCGCTTTCTGAAGAATTCAAAGATGCAGCTACTACAATTTTTGAAGCTGCGGTTGTTTCAAAAGTAAATGAGCAGTTAGAAAAATATGTTGTTGATATCGAAACTGAAATTAATGAAGAAAAAGCTAAACTAGAAGAAGAGATGTCTGCTAAACTTGACCAGTATCTTGACTATGTAGTTGAGAATTGGATGGATGAAAATCGCCTTTCAGTAGAAAAAGGTGTTAAATCTGAACTAGTAGATGATTTCATCAACGGTCTAAAAGATCTATTTAACGAGCATTACATTGAAATTCCAGACGACAAAGTAGATGTTGTTGAAGAATTAGCAGCTCGTGCAGAAGATCTAGAAGGTAGACTAGACGAAGAAATCAAAAAGAATGCTGCTTTCAAAGCTGAGATTGCTGAGCATATGAAAGCCGACTTATTCGCAGAAGCTTGCGAATCCTTAACAGAGACTCAAAAAGAAAAATTTAAGACTCTGTCCGAAGGTATTGAATTTGTTAATGAAGAAAAATACGTTGAAAAATTAGAGACTCTGAAGAAAAGGTATTTTAGCGAATCAGTAGAATCAACTGCATCAACAGGTGACTTTGATGACGCTGAGCCACTAGAAGAGGAAGTAACAACACCTCGTATAGAGCCAGAAATGTCTGCCTACGTCAATGCCATTTCAAGATCATTGAAAAAATAAAAATTATAAATAATATTAGATTTGGAAAACCTTAAAGGAGAAATCAAATGCAATATGTATCTGAAGAACTAATGCAGAAGTGGCAGCCGGTTCTTGAGCACAGCGATCTTCCAGAGATCAAAGACGCTCATCGTCGTTCGGTCACAGCTACATTGTTAGAAAACCAAACTCGTGCATCTAGAGAAGCTGCACAGGGTTCAGGTGGCTACTCAATGCCATCACTATTAGGTGAAGCGGCTCCAACTAACGCAATGGGTGCTTCGTCATCAGTTGCAGGTGATGGTGCTGTCGACATCTTTGACCCAGTACTAATCTCATTAGTACGTCGTTCAATGCCAAACCTTATCGCTTATGATATTGCTGGTGTTCAGCCAATGACTGGCCCAACTGGTCTTATCTTTGCAATGCGCGCACGTTACAGCTCACAAGGCGGTGCGGAAGCAATGTACAACGAAGCAGACACAGACTTCTCGAAGTCAGCTGCTGGTAACACATTGTCAGGTTTCGCAATTGACGAATCAACTGGTGACGCAGTTACAACAGGTCAGACAGGTTCTGATCCAACTGCCCGCGCTTCTGCAAACGGCTACACAGTTGCAACTGGTATGTCAACAGCACAAGCTGAAGCTCTAGGTGATGCGTCTAACAATGCATTCCAAGAGATGGCATTCTCAATCGAGAAAGTTTCAGTAACTGCAGTTTCACGTGCGTTGAAAGCTGAGTACACAATGGAATTGGCTCAAGACCTTCGCGCTGTACACGGCTTGGATGCAGAAACAGAGTTGGCAAACATCTTGTCAGCAGAAATTCTTGCTGAAATTAACCGTGAAGTTGTTCGTACAATTAACTACACAGCTACAGCAGGTGCACAAGACAACACAGCAGCAGCTGGTACATTCAACCTAGACGTTGACTCAAATGGCCGTTGGTCAGTAGAGCGCTT